TACTGATGCAACATACTTAGGCATATTAGCAAAACCTTTATAAGGAATTAACTTGATTTGAGTTTCTTTACCAACAGAACCTGCTAAATTTTCCTTTAAATATTTAGCAAGAGCCTTAAAGCTACTTACTTCAATCTTTTCTCCTGCAGCAATTTTTGCATCTAATTCGGGATTAAGAGCATTAATGATCTGAGTAATTTTAACCATAAAGTTTTCCATTTCAGATGGATTTTCTCCATACTGAGTTGTAGCTCTCTGAGTACAATTACTTATATTACTTGGATCAAAAATAGTTTCTCGATGCTGGATACCGTCCTTTGTTTCAAATAATAAAACAAAAGCATCAGAATTACCTTCACTCTGACTAGCTACTCATTCAATACCTTTATAGATTACATTATGAATTCCTCCACGAAGGAAAGTAGAAGTTACTTGATTTGCATTCTTTGCTACACTAAAATCAAACATTGACATATTCTTACAATTTTAAATTTTTAATAAATCTGAATTTTCTGTATCTAAATCGGTATCAGCTTTAGAAAGATCTGATTCATCAATCTTAATCATTTTAAACATACCAGGCCTACATTCCTCTATTTTAAAGAGTTGACCATATTTAGATAAAATTGTTTTTTGAGTCCCTTTAAAAGAGACTGTATTACTTTTTGTTAATTTATTCCCATTTTCAGGATCTGAAAACACTTCAGCTTTACCGATAACTGGGATTGTAAGCTCGTTACTTTTTTGGATATAATTAACTCCTATCTCCGCATTGTGCAGATAATAAACTAACGGCTTTAGGAGACATAATTAACTTACTATCTCCTATCTCTACAATTGGTAAATCTATATTATCATATTTTGAAGGCACTTTAACAACTTTAACATTTGTAACAGCCTTCGATTCTTCGTCAAATTCAAAAGATACCTTTAACATAATCCTTAGATTATATATTAACTTCTACAGGATTTAAAAGTGAAGGATAAATTCTTTCCCAATGAAATTCAATATTTCCATCTTCCTTCATTTCTCCTAATACTACATCTGCATTTCGTAAATGTTCTGGTCTAGCACCACATTCTACAAATTTATCATTTGTATTAAAACTTAGAATAGTATTTGAATCTTCATCTCTATCTAAATAACCAATAGCATCTGACTTTGAAGCAAGAATTCTACCTGCTTTTCCAAATAAGTCAATAGTCTTTGCAGTCATATCAGTATTACCGATTGCTGAATCCTTTGTATGACAAATAAGAATAATATTAGGTGCACATTTAGATACCATATCAATAACCATCTCTAATGCCTTACGAAGAGCGCTATATCCTGCCAATTATGTTCAACCACAATTCGCTACATTGTGGTCTGATTCTATTACGAATCAACTATATATTTCTATATAGATCAGACTATATCATATTCTTTTCAGAATCACTCTGTTTCGACTCGCTTGAGTCTACTCCCTCTCGGGATAGTCGTTGAACGTTTTTAAAATTATAAATTTTAGAAATCTGTGTAAGAAAAGTACCTATATCTATATTAGACTTCATTTGGTTACATATCTTACAACAAGGTACACAATTATCTTTAGTATATCCCTTATTTGAATCTATTCGATCTACACCATTTAATTCTTGTAAACTAGAATTTTTACTATAACGAATCATAGACCTAAAATAAGATGGTTTTGATCCACAATAATAACAATCCGAATGAACTATTTTTTTAAACTCTTCATAAGTTATATTAAAAATTCTATTCTTAGAATGGGCGTGATTTTTATAATGCATATATAAATGTCAATCGTTATCTTTACTATTTTTTGAATAACGAGGTGTACAAGTCAAACAACCTGTACCTTGAAATTTATTTATATTCTGAATAGTTCGAATAAAAGTAGTCCCACATTTTAAACACTGAACTATATACTTTTTATGAGATCCTTTTTGATATTCAATAGGCGCTTCTTTAATAACTTCGAATGCTTTTGTTTTATATCCTATATAATTCATAATTTTAAACTTCGCTGCTGATTAGCATATCATTTCTGACTTAGCTTTCCAGCAATTAAAAGTGTTTGCTAATAATATTTCTATTAAAAGGGGCACAATTATTTACCCATTGGTGCATCAAGTACGTCATCTCCTGTAAACTTTTGTCCTGCAGGACTATTTAAATATAACTTTAAAGCTAATGGTTTAACCATTTCTTCAAGTCTAGTAATTGTATCCAATACAATAAACTTATAAGGATATTTAGCTTCCTTAATTGCAGCACAAATTTCTTTTAAATCTTTAACAGAAGATGCTTTTACCTTTACAGCATCAATATAATCATATCCACCCCCTTCAAGGTCGATACATAATGCTCCAGGAAGATTAGCACAAGCTGTTGACTTGCCATATTTAGGTTTTGAGAAAATAATTAAATTTCTTGGGTCCTGAGTTTCTGCAGGAATTTTGTTTGTTGGTAATGTGATAGCCATATTTAAAATTTGAATATTGGTTTTTGTAAGCTATCTTTTTCTTCTGCATCTTTTGCAGCTGTATCTTTTGTTATTTCATCTTCTAACTTCTCATCTTTTCAAGATTGATATACTTCATAATTAATACTTCCTGGATCAGGAAGTTCCTCAAATCGTCCTAAACTACCTTGAAAGCCAGTACAAAAAACTTTATTTGCAACTCCAAATCGATGTTTTAATAATATTAATCCACGCATAGCAGAACCTAAAGATTCTTCTGGATATTCTTTATTAATGATAGTATATCCTCTATAAGTACTACGTTGATGTTTTATAGGATTATATACTGCAACACAAATATTACAGTCATTACCTGCATTACCAGAATCCTTAACATCATCAAGGGTTGGCTCTGCAAGATCCATTTTTAATCTATTTACATCACTTGTGTTTCTATTTTCTTGCATAATAAAGTCAATAGATATTCCACACTTTTCTCTAAAATAAACGCAGTATTGCGAGGTTTGATCAATTTCCTGTTTTTTAGTTCTACCATCAACTGGAGTTAATAAACCAGCATGATCAATTATTACATTTATTATTTTATCGGGATTACTTGGAATATAAATATTTCTTCTACCTTCATCAATATCTTGAAAAGTACCTCATTGTTTTAGAAGTTCTTTCATATTACCATAGAAAGTATTAGAACTTAGCTGTTTATCAAAGATAATAAGCTTATGTATGATTGAGTTTAGTCATACTCTGGACTCTTGAATATACTTATAATATTTATCAGATAGTTTTTCTCGAACGGACATTAGTGTCATATAAGAAATTTCTATTCCATAAGTATCATATATATATAGATTAAGCAATTTAGCAAGTAAAACTTTCGAACTCATTTCCAGACTAAAATATACATGTACAATATCTCTATCTGGATAATCTCGTAATATACGATATAAATCAGAATATATTACATATGAACTTTTACCTGAACCACTTTGTCCAAATATTAATTTGTAAACTCCTTTTTGGAATCCGCCTGTATATCAATCCAACTTTGGCAATCCAGTTTTTAAACCTAAGTTTCTACCTTCTCTACCATTGTCAATTTCAGAATATAATTCATCTACAATAGACATTAAGCAGTATCGTAAAGTTGTTCAGTACTAACTTTGCCATTAATTCCTTTATCTCGCATTTCTTTAAATTCTTTCCATTTTTGACTGGAAACAAATTCAACCATAGAAACTTGTATAAGGTCTTTAGATTTAGCTCATTCTAGTATCTCTAATATTTCACGATGCTTTTCAATACTATGTCCAATAGTAGAAGAATATCAGAAGTAGAATTCTGACATATTTAAGAATTTCTTTGCAATATTTTTTAAACTAACTGTTTTCCCATTAAAGTATAAATTAGTTGGATAAGCTTCCTCTAATTCCATACCAAGTTCTCCAGAAAGCTTAAAATATTGTTTTATAAAATTCTGATTAAATTCAATTTCATCAGGATCATAGGTACTTGGATTATAATTTTTCCTGATTACTCCTTTCTCTTTTAGTGAATTGAATAATTCTCGCAATCTTTCTTTGCCGCCTCCTTCATATCACTTTCGAAAATAGTTCCTATTTATTTTAGGATCTCCATTTTCTGTTTGAGCAATAAATGTTAAATAAACTAACAGTAACTCATCGGCTGTTAGTTTGTATTTAGCCATAATATTAAGAATCGTATCTAACTCCATATAATACGATAAAAAATAAACAAACGTACTACGTTAGATCTATTTATTAAAATCTATGTTCTATATCTATTATGCCTTTTTTTGGTCTAGTAGAAATCTCCTTTCCACTTAACACTATATCTAATTGTGATTCATCAATAGTTATATACTGTTGGTTTGAATTAGAATTATTATATCAAGTTTCTTCTATAGTTCCTTTAATAACTAAAGTAAACATTTCAGAGATTTTTCCTTCTTCAAATCGAATTATTCTTCCGCATTAATATTCTATATAGTTCGCAACACTATATACGTTCTCTTATGAACTGCTACATGTTACCATGTAGATTAGACTATATCTTTACTTAAAGTACTCACCATTTCGACTCGCTTGAGTCTACTCCCTTTCAGGATAGTCGTTACACCTTCTCTTTTTCAAGAGCTTGGCTCGGTATTTTGTTGTTATCCACCGAGTTAGATGAGTTTATAGAGGACCTCTCTAATTTATACCTTAATTTTCAAATGAAACCTTTACATGTTTTTTGTTTACCATTAATACAAGCTGCAATATTACCACCTTTAGAATTATCACCAATAGCTTTAGATGCATTAATATAAGAATCTCAAACTTTGATTATATCACCGTTATTATCACATTGTAATAAATCATTAAAACAAAGTGAATTAACATCAATATTGTTTATATCTCCTAGTTCTTCTTCATAATAACGTCAAATATAACCATGTGCTTGTCTTCTCTTATGACGACAACACATTGTTATTTTTGATCCGCTAGTTAAGCCCAGTGCTCTAACAGCATCTTCAGTAATATCATATATATGAAGTAATTCTCCAAATATATTATATTGTACTATTTTTCTAGTATTACTTTTCTTTAGTATAGTTTCTCTAGAATGAGCATTATACGCAATATAATCTCCACCAGGAGTATCGTTAGTAAGATTATATTCTTCTTTATGAGTAGTAATATAATTTACTTCAAACTGTTTTGCAGATTCTAAATTATCAAATACATCTACTAGTTCTATCGATGGTCATTGTTTACATTCTTTATAAACTTTTAACATTCAACAAGACTTATGTCATTTTCTTTTTATCTTGTCTTTAGTATCTAAGATATGTCATTTTAATCGTTGCTCTAACTCTTTA